GTATGATCACCCTATACCCCGACCAGCAAGACCTTATCGACCGGCTGCGACTTGCCATGCGGCACAATAAGTCTGTCTTGTGCCAATCGGCAACGGGCAGCGGCAAGACGGTGATGGCGATGCACATGATGCAGTCAGCCGCAGCAAAGGGAAACGCGGTCGGATTTATGGTGCCGCGCCGCAAGTTGCTTGATCAGACATCGCAAACCCTTGACAGCTTGGGAATGGCTCACGGTTTTGTTGCATCGGGCCGATCCTATAATCCGTTCGCAAAAATCCACATGATAATGACAGACACAATAGTTAGGCGTTTGGAAAAAGCGCCGAGGCTCAAGATACTGTTTGACGATGAGGCGCATTTTGGCGGGCCGGAAAAGCTAAAAGTTATTCGCCATTATCAAGCGCAGGGAACCTATGTCATCGGACTGTCAGCGACCCCAGAGCGGCCAAATGGTGACGGCATGGGCGATGTTTACGATCAGATGGTAAAGGGCCAAACGCTTGGCTGGCTAATCAACAATAAACGCCTTTCAAAGTATAGACTTTTTGGGCCAGATACGCCTGACCTTAGTGCAATTAAAACCCGCAATGGAGATTATGCGCAAAAGGAAATTAACAGCTATATGATGGCAGATGAACACGGTAAAAAGTTAGTCGGAAATGCGGCAAAGCACTATAAGGAAAACGCATTTGGAAAGCTGAATTTGTCTTTCTGCACATCCGTTTTGTCGGCACAGATGTCGTCTCAAATGTTTAATGATGCAGGTATCCCAAGCGCGTGCATACATGGCGAAATGGACGATGCAGACATCCAAAAAATAATCATGGCATTCGCGCGCCGTCAGATTCTCAACATATCATCGTGCATGCTAATCGCGTTTGGCTTTGATCTGTCGCAGGCGAGCGGGATCGACGTGACCGTTGAAAGCATGAGCGACCTAGCGCCGTCCAAATCACGAACCTGGCAAAAGCAAAAATGGGGGAGACCTTTGCGCATGAAGCCGGACCCTGCCCTTATTTTTGATCATGTTGGAAACCACCTGCACCACGGCATGCCACACGACGAGCCGGACTGGACGCTTGAGGTAAAGGATCGCCGCAAGGGGGGGGGCGAAAAGACGATACCCGTGCGCCAGTGTCCACAGTGCTATTTTGTGTCAAGACCATCGCCAGCCTGCCCCGCGTGCGGGTTTGTGCATCCTATCGCCAGCCGCACGGTTGAGGAAGTTGAGGGCGAACTGGCCGAGGTGACGGAACGCGCGCGCAAGGTGGCGGTGCGGCAGGAGCAGGGGCGGGCGCAAACGCTGGATGAGTTGCTGGCAGTTGCGGCTAGGACGGGCAAAAAGCCCGGTTGGGCACGCCATGTGTATGAGGCGCGGCAAAAGAAGAGGGCGGGAAGATGATCCGCCCCGGCACAGTCGTTCACCAGATACCCGACAGCGACGAAGCCCCCGCATTGGCGCGCGAGTTTTGCCGGACGCGCAAACTGACGCCAGAGGATGCTAAGATCATCAGGCGCAATGGAATGGTTATGGTGGAGATAAAGCGGCCATGTCTGCTTCGGGTATGAAAGAGGCGAACGTCCAGGCGCTGATAATGATGGCGCTGTCTAAGGCGGGCTGTTTGGCGTGGAGAAATAATATTGGTTGCTTGCCAGATCGAAATGGTAGGCCGGTTAGATACGGCGTCGGCGGCAATGGCGGCAGTGACATAATAGGCATCGCGCCGGACGCTGTTTTCTTCGGGATCGAAGTGAAAACCGCGCTAGGCCAGCCGACCGACGCGCAGTTGAACTTCATCAAGGCGGTGCAACGCCAGGGTGGCCGCGCGGGAATCGCACGATCTGCCGCCGAGGCTGTAGAAATAGCTTGCAAGCCTTAACCGCGCGGTATATGAAGGGGATGCGCCCACACCACATTGGCGCGGTTTACACCACATGAGGAAGCCATGACAACCGAACTGACACTTATCACCGAGGGCGGCACAGATATTGTCGCCATGTTCAAGGACGGGGGCGCACAGATCGACCCGATCCTTGCGCGCATCGAGGCCGAGGTGCGGTCCCACGCGCCGGACATGTCAACCGACAAGGGCCGCAAGGCCATTGCATCGCTTGCCTACAAGGTCAGCCAATCCAAGACCGCACTGGACAACGCGGGCAAATCCATGACCGAGGCGCAAAAGAAAGAGATTGCCGCCGTTGATGCTGCCCGCAAGAAAATCCGCGACCGACTAGACGCGTTGCGCGACGAAGCCCGCAAGCCTTTGACCGATTGGGAGGCGGCAGAGGATGCGCGCGCCGAACGGATCAGCGACACACTGGACGCGCTGCGCTACCACGGCATGAGCGGCCAAGAGACGCCAGAGGAGATCAAGGCGGCAGCGGATGCGATCAAGTCGATCGTCGTCGGAAATGACTTTGGCGCAGAGATTGAAAAGGCCGAGGCCCAACGCGAGGCCAGTCTTGTGACCTTGCGCGCCATGTATGCGGCGGCGGTCCAGCGCGACAAGGACGCGGTGGATTTGGCGCGGTTTTGGGCCGAGGCGGATGCGCGGATTGAGGCGGATCGACTTGCATCTGAGGCCGCACAGGTTGCCAAGGAGCAGGCCGAACGCGCCGAAGCTGAGCGTGTCGCGGCAACGGAGCGCGCGGCGCAGATCGAGGCCGACAGGCTGGAAGCGGTTGCGACGGCCAAGGCTGAGGCGGCAGAGGTTGCGGCCCAAGCTGAGGCGCGCCATGTCCGCGAGCTTGCAGAAGCCAAGGCGGAAACCGAACGCGCAGCACAAGCCGAGCGTGATCGTATCGCGGCGCAGGTCAAAGCAGAGGCCGACGCATACGCTAAGCGGCAAGCTGACGTTGCACACCGGTCCAAGATCGTCTCCGCGATTCGGGATGCCTTGAGCAGATATCAAGACCATGACGATGTGCCTGGCTCCATAGCCGACGCCCTGATCAACGGCAAAATCCCCCATTGCAAAGTGAGCATGTAAAATGACAATCACCTATCACAACGACCTGATCCAAGGCAGCGACGAATGGCACGCCGCACGGTGCGGCCTGCTGACGGCGAGCGAGGTCAAACTGATACTCACACCCACGCTCAAGATTGCCGCCAACGACAAAACCCGCGCGCACGTGTGGGAGTTGCTGGCCCAACGCCTGACCCGATACACCGAGCCGTCCTATATCGGCGACGCCATGTTGCGGGGCTGGCGCGACGAAATCCTTGCCCGCGATCTGTATTCGCAACACTATGCGCCCGTGACTGAGGCGGGCTTCATCACCAACGATCGGTGGGGATTTACGCTTGGATACAGCCCGGATGGTCTGGTCGGCGACGATGGCCTGATCGAGTGCAAGAGCCGCGCGCAGAAGTTCCAAATCCAGACCATCGCGGAAAACGAGGTGCCCGCCGAGTTCATGCTGCAACTGCAAACCGGGCTGCTTGTGACCCGGCGCGAGTGGGTGGACTTCATCAGCTACAGCGGCGGGTTGCCAATGTTCGTCAAGCGGGTGCTGCCGGACTTGGAGATACAAGGCGCGATCATTGATGCAGCGACGGCGTTTGAAAATACGCTTGCGGACAAGATGCTGTTCTACAACGCGGGCCTGCTGGAAATGCCCGTTGTGATTGAAACCGAACGCCATGTTGAACAGGAGATGATGGTATGATCGACATCAGCCAAACCACCGCACCAAAGAGCGATCAATTGAACGCCGACAGCCTGATTAGCGGGCCGCGCACTATCACCATCACGCGCGTGTCTGCCAATGAGGGCGGTGATCAGCCTATCAACGTGTTTTTTGAAGGTGACGACAACAAGCCATTCCGCCCGTGCAAGAGTATGCGCCGCGTGATGATGGCGATTTGGGGCAATGACGGCGCGACATATGCTGGCAAGTCAATGACGATCTGGCGCGACCCGAACGTTACATGGGGCGGCATGGCTGTCGGCGGCATTCGGATCAGTCACATGAGCCACATGGACCGCGACACTACGCTGGCGATCACGGAAAGCAAGACCAAACGCAAGCCGCTGGTGGTCAAGGTGTTGAAGGTTGCGGCCCCCACCACCACACCACCACCCACCACCGCCCCTGACAACGCGTTCAACCTGGCACACGACGCCGCCAGCAAGGGCACGGCTGCATTTACCGCATGGTGGAACAGCGACGTGGGCAAGACGTGCCGCGATAAGGTCAAGCCCGACATGGATGAACTCAAGGCAACCGCAGCCGCAGCCGACGCCGCGACAACCGACGAGGCCCCGATGTGATCTGCGCAAACCACAAATGCCGGGCGGAGTTTGATGCAAAATGGGCGGGGCAGATTTACTGCTGCCCCGCCTGCCGCACCACCGAGCGCAATTTTCGCAAGGCATGGGGTGAGCGCGCCATCAACGCG